GGTCGTGCGGGCTAGTGACATAAAAACCTTTTACATCGGTCGATGGCATATAGTCGATCTTTATTTCTCTGGCTGGGGCAAGTTGCCGCGCCAGCTCGCAAACATCATCAGCGGTTAAAACTACTAGCCATTCCTTGCGCCCATTGCGGCGGAAGAACACCGCTGGGATCTTACCCGCTGGACAATCCCGCTTGGCCTGCGCCATCCACTCTTCGGGCTTGAGTGCTTGGCATCGTTTGCCTTCGATATGAAATGGGAAATTCTCGCAGACTACATCCCCGCTACCGCCCTCTGGGTTGCCAGCGTATTGCTGGGTGCGCCTAGCCTTCTGCCAGCCCTGTTCCCGCAAGTATCCCGCCAACTCCCTCTCCCCTTGCGCTCCCTTAGCTCGGCTATTGATCTTGCCCATGGGCTAGTGTCTAGCCAGCCACCCCCAAACCCGTCAACACAAAATGTGCTACTGCCTAATTGCGGTTATACTTATTAGCGTCTCTAATGTCCTTATTAAAGTTTCTCATCATCTCAAACACGGTCAGTCCTTCTCGTATTTCTGGATTCTTGTTTAACCACGCCATCGCCTCATCGAATGATTCCACATCGCGCATAGCTTCCTCAAACTTTTCCCATGCTTGCGCCTCGTTCATAGGTTCTGGAATACACGCCAACTCTGTCCTGTCGATGGGCAAAGCTTAGTTGTCACCGATCTGCACTTGGCAATTGGCAACAGCCAAAATAAATCATCGTTCATCCCCCAGCAGGCCACATAATCCACGCCACTGATAGCACGCTTGGGGATGTTGTATCCATTCCCGCTGCTAGTGCTGAAGCGATACTTGGTGCGTCCTGCCTCTACAGTTTGCGCGGTCTTAACTTGGATGCGGAAGAACTTATTATTCTTCTCAGCCACTACATCATAGCCAGAAAAATCCTCGTAAGGTAACAACACCGAATACCCGCACCGCAGTAACGCGCCGGTGACGCGAGCCACCCCAACTGCACCAATTTGGCGTGATGTTAATTTCATGCTTGACGGATTTCGGTTTGTGCTAGAGACTTTTTCCTATGAAAGCAATAACAACTATAACACTGATGGCGATGCTGATGGCATCGGGAATGGCGGATGATGAGGATGCTGGCAAAATGGAGGCATTTGTTGGAGGAGTTTATGGGGAGAAAGGATTTGCTGTTATTTTAAGTAACGACCAAGCATTAGTTAATGGTAAATTGATATTGCGGAATGGAGATGTTTACATAACTCCCAAGGGAGTATACACGGATAATAATGGCGTATATTCTTGTCCAAAAGGAATTGTTTCAAGAAATGGAGACATCTTTGCTGGAAGAACTGGAATCAGATATGGCTCTGGAGATGTTTTCTTTGGATCTGGCGGGGCAACCATTGTATCTGGAGGCGCAAGTTCCAGTATGAGGAAGCCCTAGCCCTGCCCAAAGGTTGACAATCTATTCCTAATTCTGGCCTCTAGGCCAGGAATGAATTTCCTTCGGTTTGGATCAAGCTCTGCTCGCTTGTATTCATCCTGCAATTGAGCATCGCTGGCCGCACGCATCAATGCTCTTGGCTCAACTTGATTGATCGCGGCTAATGTCTTAGGACCAAACCCACCATCCACCGCCACCTTCTGACCAAGAGCGTTTAGTCCTTGCTGGATGTATTTCGTTGCACCGCCCAGCCCACGATTAAACGCGAGATCCTGCGTGAATGGCTGGAGTGGTTGGGGGAGTCTTTCGACAAGTGGCGCGGTGTATCCTTGGATGTACTCTGCCGCAGCTTTCGCTCTTTCTTGCGCTGGGAGCGATGAGATGGCTTTGAATGCTTCTGGATGGTATCGGTCATTGATTCCAGCTACTTCAAAGTTTCCACCCATATCTCCAGATGGCAACTTGTAGACGGCAAGATTTCCCTGCTTGTCCTTGCGACCTTCCCATTCCACGGTTTGCAATGGTAGCGGAAGTTCGCCAGATGGTTGTGGTTCTGTTGGTGGTCTAACGTATTCGCTCATAGGTTCAATCCTTGCGGTCTGTTCTGGTGGTTGTTGTGGCGCAGCCGTGTATGGCTCTAGTTCTTTGCGGATAGACTCATTCCGCATACGGGGTTCTAACCCAGTAAAACGAGAAGCCGCCCCGCTGATGTCAAATTTCGCCATTACTCTCCTTGTTGCATCATAAGCTCTCGGCCTATCTCTTGACGCTTCTGCATCTCCTCTGGAGATAGTTCGCGCCTCATGCTTTTTGTGAGTGACTTACTAATCTTGTAATCCCGATACCTATTATTGGCGATAGCTGACGCATTATCTACGCCCATCCCGCCGGAGCGCATAGCGGAGATGGCTTCCGACCTAGACAACCCCAGCATCATTGCAGCGTGAAAATCTTTGTTGGCTTCATCGAACATAACCCTGCGCCTGTTCTGCATCTTCTCAAACTGCTCCCGCACATTAGCTTCCGGCACGTTACCCACCGCGCCATACGTCTCGGTAAAGATCCTGCCCACATCGGCTATGTTGGAGTTAAACCTAGATGCCTTCGATTCTAATGCCTTGGATACGTTGATAGATTGAGGACGAATACCAAACAGCGCGGACAATTCCTCGGATGGCTTGTAGATACGGCCATACCGAGAGACAGATGTGTCGGGTTGGCCAGATAGAGCGTATCCGATCCTGCGGATTTGCGATACAGTAGCTGGTTCGTTTTGACGTAGGACATAAGAAATTACGTCCAAGGATTGATCGGTAAAGGTGTCCTGCGGATTGCGAATAGTTCTGCCTTGTGGAGTTTTTCCGTAGTACGCAGATATAATGGAATTAGCCAAAATGCTTGGCCCAATATAAGCCTCTGTAAATTCTTTGATTGCACCCAAAATCTTTTCTTCTGGATCTCGGCCAGCAGCCACAGCTTGCACTGGTCCCATAAAGATTTCGTATGGGCTGGTGTAGGATATATCCACATAACCAACATCCTTGCCATCCATCCCAGTAGGCATTAGGGCAGCGTTCTTTTGGTACGGCGCAACAAACCTTCTTAACGCATCTGCCTTACGATCATTAAATCCAGTAGCCCACTTGGCAAGCTCAACCAAACCGTAAACCGCAGATGTTCCCGCCAGCATTCCTATTAACCTTTGTAACCCGTATCTACGCATACCAGGTGTTTTCATGTCCTCGCCCGCATACCTCAGTGTATTGGGCAAAATCCGCAACATCTCTGAAGGCCAAGAAACAAAGTTTCCAATTAAAGGTTGCAGGCGGAAGGCTTTAATAATCCTTGGCACACGCGAGTAGGTTGGCCTTGTGTTTTTGACGCGCTCGGCTGCAATCACTTCAGCCTCTAGGCGTGACAACCCCCTGCCGTCCATTAGTTGCTTGGTTTCATTCTCCCAAGCCATCAGCTTGAACAAATTATCTCCAGCCCTGTAAGTCTTATTCAGTGCGCCAACACCTTTCTTTAAGACATTAGCACTTTTACCCGCCAGCATTTCAGCGTAATCAATCGTAGATCCTTTGTACTGCTGTGCGTCTTTAAGCATTTGCGTAAACTCATTCAGAACAGTGTTGTCGTATACGCCTAGTTGAGCGGCGCGGGTCAGGTAAGCTCTGCCCTCCTTGGTGTCCATTGCTGGTACACCAAAGTCGGCTAAGACGGTTTTAATGGGTTTAAGATTACCGCCGAAATTAAAGTTGCCGTTGACCACCTCAATCAGCACGTTTGAAATAGGATTTCTAAACTGAGCCTGAATACTTCCAACTGTCTTGCCCCACTTAACCCAAGCATTCGCCATTGAGTAAAGCTGAAATGCAGTTCCGCCCTTATGAAACATCTCAAAGTTTTCCAGCGCATCGACCAAATCCTTCTCTGCATACAAGCCATTTAACGGCGAGCGGGTATCCGATCCATCTGCCGCAATCTGAGTTATCGCATTGCCGGTTGGCCTTTCAAAGAACAGTTTATTGGCAACTCCAAAGTCTTTAAGTTTATTTAACATCTCCTGCTTTTGCAGAAGGTCAATCATCTTGCTGGCTGACCGAGCATAGTTAATAACGGGATCGGTGTATTCGCCCATAAGGAAACGAATCTCTTTGGGAATGTCTAATCGCTTCTTGGTTATGCCAAGGTTCTTGCCTAGCGTGGCGGCATCAATTAACGACTCAAAAGGTTTATCTCGGCCTCCTTCAACATACTGCTTAATCTTGCCCTGTACCTCAGCCTCGGTCACATTGGGGTTAGCGGCTTTCATTTGCGTGCGGACGAAGTTCTCAGCATTAGCATACGCGACTGGATTTCTGCGCTTAACCAATTCGACAGTGTACTTAGGATTTTCCCTGCCCTCGTAAGATCGGGTTAGGTACTCCTCCTTGTTTGCTCTGACAATATCAGCCTTGCTTACTCCAGACGGTCCTGGCTCTTCACTAAACGCGCCAACCTCAATTAACTGTTCGGAAAGGTTGTCCAACTGTCTACGCATCTGTGAGGCGATGGGCCGGAAAGGCTCTGGTAGCGTGGTTACAGCGGCTCGTCCGCGCAAGAATCCGTCAAGCTGGCTGGATTGCTGTGGCGTGAGTTTTGCTGTGCCATTCAATGCTTTCGCTGCCCTGCCCAAATCTGCCAGCGTAAAATCAATCTGCTTGAGCATCGCCTGCGTGCGCGATCCCTTCGCTTCCATGATGTCAAACATCTCTTTGGGAAGATTGCCTTCTGTGGTGAGCCACTTCTGCGCTACCTTGGCCGCGCCTTCCTGCACATCAGACACAATAAACCCAGCCTCACCAGCCTTGCCACGCATAGGGCGAGGCATAGTAGGTATGCTCCGATTGTTAACAGTTTTTACAAAAACATGAGAATCTGTCTTTATGGTCTGTTGGCCATAATTGTCGCCTCCGTCAAGAATTGGCTCCATTGTGTCGGGGTTAATATCAATAACCCTGATGTCCCCTTGTTTCGCCTGCAAAATATCACCGACTACAAGAGATTGAGCAGAAATTGGAGTAAGTTCTTTTGACGGAATCAAAACATCTTTAATAAACTTTTTCTGACTTTCAAATGCCCTATCGGGGGTTCTTAGTTTTCTTCTTGTGGCAAGTGCTTGAGCAATTATAGATCCAAATGTGCTGGAAGTTCCGTCTCCAACGCCCAATTGATCGTACGCCATTTGAGCCATTTCATCTAATGCCAATCCTTGTTTTCTGTAGACTTGAGTTTTTTCGTAAAAATCCATTTCTGGCATTGAGTCGTACTCTGCTATACCAGTTTCTTCTGCTAAACGCTTTACGCCAGAACCAGCTTTTTTCCCGTATAATTCCAAATTCTTTTCTCTGCGGGCAGAAGTTTTTGAAAGTATCCCTCCATTTTGTGTTATAAAATCTATTACATCCGAATCAATAGGTCGGTAGGGCGGCTCAATCATTTCAGCCAAAGCTGCTTCTGGATATTCAATTTGATCTTGAGAGGGATTACTTGTAACCAATCTTTCTTTTTCAAATTGTCTTTCTGAGATGGCCATTTCCTCGTCTGGGGTAAGGATTGGTTCTTGCGCTCTCAAGTCCTTTCTTAATCCCTTACCCCCCTGCGGAGATTGCCTAATCCTCTCCTCCATGCCCTTTTCTAGTTCTATAGTTTTAGCTGCTTCCTCGGCTGACCTGAACGGCTCATCTGTTCTGCCTGGCAACGCCAACCTCTCCGTTGTCGGCAACTGAGTCCTTGGCGTAACAATCGGACCTTCCTGCACAATCTCAAATTGTGGCCCCAGAATAATCGCCTCACGATTGATGCCTTGGGATTCGGTTGTAAATACATTCGTTCTCGGTACTGGATCGTTTAGGTCGACTAGGCTTTCCTGCATTGGCGTAATGATTCCACGCCGTTGCATCGCTGCTGTGTCGGCTTGTGTGCCACGGACAATTCCGCGCACACCAGCTTCGGGTAGTTCCGGCACAACAGGCCTAGGCGCGGGTAGCTCGGCGGTAGGTTGTGGCGTTACTTGCGGCTGTTTGCTTGGGGTAAGTTCAGTCTTATCTAATACCCTGCGTCCACCTAGTTCTACTTCAGTGCGCCTTGCTCCAGCTACGCCCCTTGCCTGTGTTCTTTGTGCTTCGGCCAGTATGCCATTCCAATCCCTAAACTCCGCTTTTGTGGCAGTACCAGCCTTAACCCTTTCATTCAACGACAACGCTTGATCTCGGTTGTACCCCTTAATCCTTGACCCACTCCCCAGCCCAGCAAAGGCCGCACCGAATAAGGCATCTGTGGCGATTGTGCTAGGCGTAACCTCTCCGCCAGTAACTGCCCTCACGCCCGTTCCAACCCCAGCACTTATCCCAGCCCCCGTGGCTACAGTCTTGCCCAGTTCCTGCGCGGCTCGTTTCGCGCCTAGTTCTTGAAACAATGTTTTGCCAGCTTGGACTAATTGCTTCGCACCAACCGTACCCATTACAACAGAAGGCGCATATTCGCCTACGGTAGCAGCAGTGGGAGCAAACTCCCTTGCCCTAGCCACATTAGGTGTAAACTTTTGCAGACCAGCCTCGGCTAGTTCGCCAACCGCTATTGCTCCACCTACACCCCCAGCAATTGCTCCAACAGGCCCACCAACTGCAAGCCCTCCCAACCCTCCGGCAATCCCGCCCATCACCGAGGCCGATCCCTTTACCAGACCAGCAGCACCAGCCGCAACCTTTACATTGGTCGGCACATCCACGGCCTGCGTATTTACGAAGTCATCAATCTCTGCATCTTGCTCTGGCGTGTAGTCTTTAAGCGTGGATGCGTACTGTTTTGTTTCCGCGCCCCACTGTTGAGCCAAGTTAACTTGCTCTGGATAGGTAAGAGTCTTGTAATCTTCGGAAGCCTTGACCTCACTCCACGCCGGAGGTTCTTCTAGTTTTGGTGCTGGCTCTGGCTCTACGGGCATCCCCGCCAGTTGCCGAATACGATTGGCTGATGATAGCTCTAGGGCTTCAGCCATGTTATCTGCCTAGTCTTGTTTTAACCCAATTTGCAGCCGCTGGTTCTTCCTTGCCTCCAAGGGCTTCTCTTAGTTGATTTTTCATAAATTGAGGAGTTATGTCAGAATCTAGCAATTGTGCTGCTTGAGGTACAGTAACAAAAATAGGATTTCCATTCGCAGCTATTAGGGGAATTTTCCCGCTTGATGCTGCTCCAGTAAGTTTGCTCCTTACATCCGCACTTGCCATTTTAATTGCTGTATCTCTTGGCTGGCCCTCTGCCTCATAAGTTGCGGCCAATTGAGGAACTTGAGTGCGGTAAATTTGAGTATAAATATCTGCTCCAGCCATGCCGGCCTCTGGAGCAAGAACAGTTCGCTTCACTCCGCCAAGGTTTATGTCGGCAGTTGGAAGCAAGGATTTCTCGCCAGCCAAGTAATTCTTTGCGGCCTCAACTCTTGCTTGCCTTGCCCTAGCTTCAACATCAAGTTGTCCCTGCATCTTTGTGGCTTCAAGAATACTTGGTCCACCTTGAGCCACCATCTTCGATGCCATTTGTTCACCAATCGGAATGCCGAATTCCCTTTGTTTTTCTTGCTCAAGAAAAGCAGCAACATCAGCAGCTTTTGACGATCTTCCAATTGCTGTTGACATATCAGCCTCTTCGCGTGCTTTCGCTACATCAAATTGAAGCTTCTGAAGTTCAAGCTCAGACTTCATGGCCTTATCATATTGCATTTGCTGCATGGCTTTATCATAGTCACGCGCTGCTTGTGTTATTGCTGGCATAAATTATTACCTAAAGAATGCATTAGATGCTGGTCCGCCAAACAATCCGCCTGGTGCGGCTGCGCCAGCAATACTACCAATACCACCAGCAATAGATGCGAACTGCTGCGCCCCACTTTGCTGCCTAGAAATTGCGCCAACCTGCGCACCATAGGTGCTAGCCCCGTAATCAGCCTGCGAGCGATAAAGCTGGTTAAACGCATTGGTAAGCTGAACTGGAATCTGCTGGTCCACTGCTTGATAGAAGTTCGCCGCCGTAGACGGCTGTTGATTAAACCCACCAGGCAATGCTTGATTGGCTTGGATGTAGCTCTGCATTGCAGCCTGCTGCTGGGCTGTGCGTGCGCCAGCGAGGTTGGCGATGGAAGGTCCGCCAGCAACAAAGTTGGAAGCTGCACCCAGCCTGTTTTGCTGGAGTGCATCACGGAAAGCCAAGTCAGCTTTGAGCGCATCACCACTCGACAAGCCAGATCCAAGGAAGCTCTGTGCTGCCCCGTAGCGTGCCAGCTTGCGGGCTTCGCCAGCCGCACCGATCTGTGAGGCTTCTTGTACTGCCGGTCCAAGGCCAAAGACGTTGCCACGGGCAGTCTGTGCGGCTCGGATGGATTGCTCATAACCACGCCGTTCTTCCGCACCAATGGTCGATCCAAGGCGTAGTTGGTTAAGAGCCTCGTCCTCGATGGTCTGACGAATCTGCTCAGTCTCTGGCGTTGTCGTAGCACCAATTGGCTCAGTTGCCATCTGGCGATACTGCTGACCCAAGCCAACCGCAGTACGGTATGAATCTGGATCAATCTGGAAAAGCTGTTGGGAAGCACGCTCTTCGGGTAGCTGGACAAAAGATCGGAAAGATGTGATCTCCTTTAGCCCTTCGGGGCTATCCATCGTGATAGGCTTGAAATTCTTTTGCATATCCTGCGCGCCTGTGACTGCGCTGGTTACGCTCTTCAAGTCATCGTTGAGTTGCTTGATGAATACTTCTGAACCAGTCCTGCGAGCGTCACCAGCGGGTAAGCCAGCTAATAGCTGATTGGCCGCATTTAGACGCTCCTGAATGCCAGCAATCTGCGTGTTGCCACGCTCAATCACGCTGTTTAGGCGGGATAGCTTTGAGTTATTGTAATCTTGAACAATTTGATCGTCTGAGACTTGAAAGTTAAGTCTTGATCCAAGATCAGAAGATCCGTAATTGCGATCAGCGGAAAGTTGGGATAGGGCTTGGCCAAACTCTGGTCCTGCATTTGGATTTTGCATTCCCAAGCCTCCAGCAGTTAATGCTTGGATCTGAGAAGCAAGAGAGTTGCGAGTATTTTCTTGGCTTGTCACATCGGCCAACCGCTTTTCGTATGTGTCTTGTAGGTTTTTAATGTCGACCCGTTGTTTTCTTGAAACTTCATTCTGAGCGTCGGCTATATTTGTAAAAGGAAAACCACCAGATTGTTTGCTGTAGTTTTCTATGTTTATTCTTTTTTGATTTCTGTCGCCTATTGCTGGAGATTGCAAAGTAGAAATTGTTCCATCATCATTAACCTTGTATCTTGTCGGATAACGATCATCTTGAACTTGCCCAGGATAAAAACGATATGCTGCTGCCATATTAAGCCTTTAGCGTTGGGCTGGAAATGTTTGTTCCAACTGTTCCATAGAAATCAACTGGCCCTGGCTGGCGATTGAACGCGACACTCTGCTCGACTGATGCGTATGGGCTAGTTCCGTAGAGGCGCTCGAACTGGCGAGTCATCTGATCGCCTAATCCACGATTCAAGGCATACGCTTGTGGGCTAGTTTCATACTGCCTGCGGAGCGATTCTAGGGTACGCTGTGGTCCGTATTGGCGTTCTAGCTGCATCCCAGCCTGCACCCCAGCTTGCTGGTCTAGGGCTGATAGCTGGCGTTCCAAGCCACGCTGGGCTGGCATATATTGCAGACGAAGCTTATTCTCAAGCTCTGCCATCGCTGGGGCTTTCTCAATGTAGGTATCAATGTTCTTCTTATACGCATCTGCATTAGCCTGCGCTACCGCCGCTGGATCGGGCGGAGGAGGAGGTGCAGGAATGGATGGGCTACCCACGGTGTTAAACCCTAGCCTTTCGCATAAATGTCATATAGTCGTAACTCCTTGGTTTTCCAGAACGATTAAAGGTGATCCGCTTGCGAGGACCAAAACGCTCCCAAAGGAGCAACAGCAAGCATCGTAAGGATTTAGCACCTTTTGAGGAGATAGTCAAATCCACAAACACATTCTCCCCATCTTCAGTATGCTCATAATGCTTAGGCTCTTGCCCATCCTTTAGACACCTAGCCAGAGCCACGCCTGCTATCTCCTCCCCATCCTTAACCACCCCAACCATCCCTTGCTTCTCGAACCAGCCGTACCAAGCCTCTAGGTTAGGCCACATGGACTCCGGCACGCCACTCTCCTCAATGTACTCAACAGCCGTCATATCGTCTTTTGCACCTCAATGGTATCGGGGTTGGCGGCTGCGGTAATCTGCCTAACCGCCATCTTGTTTGCCTCAGAGGTAACACTGATGTTGATTAACCGCCACTTTTCGTAAGCACGCAAATCGGAAGCAATGCGTTTCTTAACCGAAGTAGGCAGAACGGCTGGCAGGACAAATGGCAGTACCAACACGGTGCTGGCAATATTTAGGTTGGGCTGCACTTCCACATCGCCAACATCGCTGTCCCGCTGAATGGCAATAGTAGCATTGTTAGAATACGAATCATCAAAGATGATCTCGAAATTGCTACCATGTTTTTGAGCAAATGGATCGCCAAAGTCCATATCGCGGGTACGGACGGACGAGCTAAAATCAAACGTGCCAACGCTTGTCCCGTTGGATTGGATGCCAAAGTCCACATAATCTGCTGACGTAGTTTGAGCTGGTGTCTTGTATCCGCTGTACTTGTTAATCTGGCCGGTGGTCAATTTCATCATTAACCGCAAGCCTTCGCTTTCAAAATTGGTCAAGGCAAACTGCATTACCTTCGGTGTCCAAGTTCCCTCAAACGCTCCCAGAATAGTGTTATAGACCAAAATGGTGTCGTTAAAGTTATTGGAGCCTGTAGGTACGGCAAGTAGATACCTATTGTCGTAGTAAGCCGCAGTGCTAATGCCAATCTGCGCTGTATTGATTTCTTGGATTACGTCCTTAACAACTTCCGAGATAGGCAAGCCGACTGAGGTAAAGTCGTCCGAAGCAGACCGAATGAGCGACCTGATGCCATCGTCAGACAGAAAGAATATGTCGCTGTTAACTTGGATGGCTGATGCCCCCGCCACGCACCCAATGTTATTGGAAATGATCGATATGGTCCAATCAGCCGCACTGGTCATGTCGGGCGGGATGGTGATTTGGAATATCCTGCGTCGCTTGAATACAATAATACGATTCTCAAAGTAAGGCACAATAGCGGTAATCTCATCGCCATCATCGCCGTTAACTACCACGCTGTTTGTCAAATCCCACACGGAAGGATCTAGGATGTCCGAGGCGTAAAGTGTGTTGCGGTTTGCACCAGAGCCAACGCCAAACAACCTGTTACCAGCATTGATAATCGTCTGTAACCCCTGGGGCGGTGGGCTGGCCGTAGCCGTAGCCGTAGCCCCAGAGCCGTTGCCAATAATCGTAACCGTAGGCGTGTAGCCGTAGCCAGAACCGCCATTGACTACCACCACCCCCGTCACCGCTCCGCCAGCTACGTTGGTAATTAAAGTAGGCAATTCCCCGCCCCAGTTAGGTCCGGTAATAATGGCGGTCGCGCTGGTATACCCAGAGCCTGCGGTTGTAACGGTTATTGCCCTTACCTTACCACCCTGCCGTTGGACAATGTTACCATCAAAAAAGTGTAAATCGTCATCGCCATCTGCCAGAAACATTTTGTTGTTAAACTGCGCCATAGAAACTTTGGAGGTATAAGCCACAACATAACCATCTGCCCATTGCTGGACTTCCGCATCCCAAGTTCGGTTGACCGCACCCCAAAGTTCGTCAGCAGGATGGAGGTCGGCTGTGCCGCCAGAATCAATCGTATACAGCCTGCCTTCGGTCACAGTAACTAAATCTTCCGTGCCAGTAGTATCGTAGTAAGCCATCCCACCGATTGATCCTTGTTGGGATGTAGCGGTCGTATTAAAGCTAGTTACCCCGCGCCGAGTCTCCAGATTGCCCTTTGGGGAAAGGGTCATGTTGACCAACCTTTGTACTTGGTTCTGGGCTAACTGGTCAGATTGGAGTCCGCTGGCTTGTCCGCCGGTAAAGGAGCGGATACCATCAAACGCCAACACATCGTCGGTGGCATCTATGAAATACGCCATAGTGGTTAGATAATCTCTTCGATGCCTAAATCGCCCAAGCCAACTGGGGTAATCTGCTTCATCCCGCCAACCTGGGACAACTCGTAATTGGCCATCGCCGCCAGGTCGGCGTTAGCTGCCTGCGTGACAACTTGCGCCTTGCCGTACTGCCGCTCCCGCTCCAAGGCATCAGCGTGGGTCAAGGCTAAGACAACGTGGCTAACGTGGGGTAAGCGTAGTTCGTCGGCAATGGCGTTGGCAGAGGGAGGAAAATCTACGACCAGGTTAGTGCGGGTTAGGCACTGGAGCTTTTGCACTACTAAGAGCGTGTTGGTGCTGGTGGTATCTAGTTTGGGGTAGAGGTCTAACTCGGCAGTCCCGCCGGTGTTACGCCCCTTGAAATAGTAGAAAGCAGGCGTGCCAGTTGTGTCCTCATCCAGCAAATTAGCGTCTTGGCTAACGATGGTAGCCAGATCCATCGCTTGAATTTCAGCATCGTTGTAAGCTACTGAAAGAGGGTTCTCCACGTTGGAGCCAAGGGAGACAGTCCTGCTGGCCGTGCCGACTGAGTAGGTAGAGGTGGTAACAGTCTCGCGCCAAGCAGCAAAGTTCCACACCCGCCTGTAGTTTAGGCTGGCTGACTTTTGCAGGAAGGTAAGCGTATCGGCATCGGTCTTGCCAATCTTCTCGCCTGCGTATTGGGCGATTTCAGTTAGGGTCATTTATGCCCTTTCTTAATTCAGCACGCTCGGCCAAACAGCCTTAATCTCTTCGGGCGTGTTGCCGTTGATCTCAGTCTGAGTCACATCACGCAAGGCTTGTTTCTTTGATGCAATTTCAGCCTGCTTCTCGGAGTCACCAGCCTCAACAGCCTTCATAAATTCAATGTCGAGGGAGGCAAGAAGGGGCTTGCGAGCCTCACGCCACTTATCCTTCCAAATTGCTTTGGCTTTATCTGGATTTACAATAATCATTCTTGGTACTCCCATGCGTTGCGGAAGGTGCGGTCGGAAGGAACTTCGGAGGCATCCACAATCTTGTATGGACGGCCAGCGGGTACGTCCTTGGTGGCTAGTTCTTCTAGTGTTCCGTTCCAGTTCGGTGATGGATAAATTACCGAAACTCCAACACCATTGTCATAAATAATTATTTTATTCATAGTGAAAATGCGGCTAGGCATAAAAATTGAAGATCCTCATCTCCGCCGTTAGACCTTTCGCATTTAATTCTTACCGAAGATGTACTCATCGTCTTGATCCCAGCCGCCATTGTGGATGAAGCTGCGTCAGTCTGTTCAAATCCAATCACGGCACAATAATTGGAGTCAGAAAATGCCGCATCAAAATTTACTGACTGATCCCCAGTTCCGTGATCCGTAATTGAGCTTACATTAAAATCACTTCGTATGGCTGGTGTTCCAGTTCCATTAAAATTTACCCAAGCCTTTGCTGTGCGTTTCGCCACATTGTCCGCTTCAGTTGCTGAAGTTGAGAGCTTTGCAAATGTGATTGACCCATCCGCAGGAGTTGACGAGAAAGTTCCAGTTGTTGCGGATGTAATTATTCCCTTTGCATTGACAGTTAAGAATGGAATTGCGGTTACACTTCCATAAGTTCCAGCGGTTGCTCCGCTTGTCCCAAGCGTTCCTGTTCCGTTGCTAATTGTGAAATCACCAGCAAGGGTTGTGGATAGATTGGTGATTGTGCCAGTTGCGCTGTTCAGGGTAGCAATCGTTCCAGTAGTGCTGTTAAGCGTAGCAATCGTTCCAGTAGTGCTGGCCAAGTTAGTAATCGTTCCGCTGGTAATCGTGGCCGCAGTCGATGTGGTTGTGCCGGCGGTAAGGCTAGGTATAACCCCAGTCGTAATTGTGCCAGTCGTGATTGTAGCATTTGCGGAAACCAACCTAGTTCCCGTGGCAGTGCCGTAGGTCAACGCTGCGCTGATGTTTGCGTTGGTATAAGTACCAGCTGTCAGTGCGTCCTCAAACAAGTCATACACCGTGACCGCATTGGGTGCGGCGTTGGGGTTAGTTCCATCAGCAATCAATAATTCATAGTTTGTGCCAACGCTGGTGATTGGCAGTTGGCCGGTAATGAGATCCTGGTAAATCGTGGCTGAATCAATTAGGTTATGCAAATCAGCAGCACTAACCGTGCCGTTGGTTGCGAAGGTAAAGTTGCGATCTATCATTGCCATAAAATTAAGCCGTAAACCTTAGTGCGGTTGCGAAGATTGTTCCTGCTGGTATTGTGCCGGTTGTTTGGGTGGAATTGAAAATTGTAAAACGCAATACACCCGCTGACTCAACCCTAAAGTCTTGCAATAATCCAGCAGGCGTTGCTCCAGTTGTAGATCCAATTGAATTTATATTGCCAATGACAAAGTCGCCAAGAACAGCTCCAGATGCTGCAAGCGTGCCAGTGCTTACATTCGATCCTGTTGTTACGTGGTCAATATCAAGTACTGTCGCGCCAGCATAAGCTGCGGTTGCAAATGTTACCGCCGTAAGGCTTGGACCAGATGCACCAACTTTCAGAGTACCAACTGTCGCAAGACCAGTGCTGGTAAAGGTGGTCGAGGCAATTGTCCCAAGGGTGTTTGTGCCAGTAGAAGAGGTAAAGCCAGTGGTAAAGATAGTTGCGCCAGAAACTGTCCCAATCGTTGCCGTCCCAATCGTAGCCGTTCCAATCGACGCTGTGCCAATTGAAGCCGTTCCCAAGGTGTTCGTACCAGTAGAAGAGGTAAAGCCAGTGGTGAAGGTAGTCGCACCAATAACCGCTGCGCCAATTGTAGCTGTGCCGGTAGAGGCGGTGAAGCTAGTGCCAAAGGTGACTGCACCCGTCAGCAGGCTGGTTCCCACCACTTCAAGGCTGCCGGTGCTGGCCACGCCAGAGGTGGACACAGACAGAGCCGAGGAGGTGTTATCCCCATCGGTAATGACCTGAAGCGTGCCATCCAGCCCGCCAGTCCCAAAGGTCTTGAGAAGCTGTGGATAGCTAGTGCTGATGTTTTGTGTTCCAAGTGTGGGCATTTAGTCTCCTAATTAGAAAGGCGGCTTTTGAGGACATCCCAGGCCATTGAGCAAGCAAGCCCTATTAGCCCAGCTACAGCCAGAACCTTCGTCCGCAAGTGTTCCAGCGCACTCAATCTATTAGCAACATCTGCGTAGTTTGCAAGTGAGGTTTCCACCATGGAGAAAAGCTGGATTTGACGCTCCTCTAACCTAGCCAAAGTGACCCGCAAATCAGATATCTGCTCGTTGCTCATTGCGACTCTCCAAGTATTTTAGGCTGACGGCTAAGTGAACCAAGGCGGCGGTAATCTCGTCCCGATCCCGCCCGTCTTGTACCATCTTGCGGATCGAGCGGTTGACTGATAAGAGGTGCTTGACTGAGCCGATATATTTTAGGCCGACGGAACGGTTGTTGGTTTCCTCCGCGCACTTCCACGCCTCTTTGAAACAAGCGTAATCGTTGCCCGTCAGTAAGAATCGTAAACCAGTTCGTAGCATCCATGAGTAAATCCGTTTCATTTGACATTACCAGAACTTACTGCTCCTGCATCTTCCGCAGCCCCCATGTCCGAGTAGCGGGGTAGCACATTGCTGTCCGCTGGCTTGGGCGAGCAGGAGCAGAGCAAGAGGGCAAGGAGGAGGAGGGGCATTAGGCTATTTTAGTGTACTTGATGTAACATCCAGTAGACATAATTGCTGGATTGCTTGCATCTGTTGCGGATCTTTGAGCAATTTGAAATCCAAAAGTTTGCGCGCTTGTTAGGATTAAAGTTCCATTTATCCAGCCAGAAACATTTTTGGCAGTTGCCCCTCCGTCCATAATAACGTTTGCGTGGAGTTGAGCATTTGTATCTGCCCTTCTGGTTGCTCCTTGGTCTACGGTTAATGAAAAATATCCGTTACCACGGCTTACTCTAATTATAAAACAACCAGACCCAGTTATTGAGGAAATCTGCAGGTGTACTCCGCCTGTGGTTGAGGCAGTATCTCCGCCTAGCCACCCTTCATATTGATAAGTTCCAGCAGGAAGAGTGATTTGAGTTGCTGATGAAACGAATGAAGTAGAGGCAGATTGTGTAAGAGTGGTATCGTAAAGAGTAAAGATTAGCGGAGTTGGGCGAAAAAGAGGCATCTTCCCCTCCTAACTCAACTGCGTTACTTCAGCAGTTCCAGCGGTGGCAAAGATACCGCCGATCAAGCCAGTGTAGTTGAATGGGACTTCATAGTAATCTCCAGCACTTAGTCTAACGCTGAAGGCTGACGTACTTGCAGTTGCTGTGCCTAGCATAACGTGGAGGTTGCCTGGGCCAGAATTGAAGATGGTGCATCCCAGCCTGCCAGTGCTTGCCGTTGCAATCGTGCCGTAGCTAGTCGAGGTGAAGTCGGTAGGACCAGTTCCTCCAGTTGTAGAGTTGGGCGGGCGAATGCCATCAGCAACGTCAGCCTGCAATGTAACCATTAAAGCCTCGATTGCTTCGAGGTTAAAGTTAATGCTTTGCGTACCGCCGGTGGCAGTACCAATAGTCTCCAAGATGCGGTTAGTTTGCCAGCCCATATATTTGTCCTTTTTAGTTTATCACGCTAGGTGTGGTTCATCAAGCGGCGGTGATGGTGATGGCCGGATTTGTCCATCCCGATGTAGGGATGGAGTTTTCATCTGTACTGGGATTTGTGGGATCTACTGGGTTGCTTTGATCCCCATCCCAGAAAGACCAAGTTTGGGTGTTACCATAATAGAAATTAGGCGGAACTAGGGAATAATAATTGCTGTAACTTGAATTAGTCCATTGAAGCCCCGCATCGGACGAAAACCTAATGTAAGTTCCATTCCTAGGATCACCGCTTCCAAAATCAATAACCAGATTTACTGTGGCCACAGGAATCCCGCTGGGTGCGGCTCCACCACCAAAGGGAAGTTTTCTTCCGTTGTTTAATCCAACGTTAAGACTTAGCGAAGGCATAAAATAACAATGCAATCACCCGCCAAGGACTTGAACCTTTGGCGGGTTGACTGCTAATCCCATTAGGCCGATTTGTATGCAATCACTCGGCCAGTCCCAGCAGTAAAGCTGTTAAACTCGCCGTAGATGATATTGCCAGAACCAATTGATATACCTGTCAGCGTACCATCGTAATTTCCGCTGATAGTAGTAAACGTGGTGTCGGCAAGCATCTGTATTGCCCAATAGCCAGACGCAGCAGTTCCAGCAGTGCCAACGGTAAACCCGTTGCCACCCTGGAATTTATCTAAAGCGCGGGACATGATTACGCTGTGTAGAACGGAATCTTTACCGCTGTTCCGTTTACTTTGAGCAACAATGCGCCAAGGCTGGTAGCATTCGTGCTGAATGTTCCGCCAGTAGCTGTGCTGGTAATTTCAACTACTTGCGTTTCTTTGGCTGTATCAAGACGGAAAGGACGGCTTTTGGCCAGTGCTTCCCTACGCACATAAATATCTGACATAGTTAATCTCCTTTGCGACCCCAGACACGTTTCACTTGATCCGCGCTAAAGTCGCTTTTGAACCTACTCCCAAGTTTTTGTTCTTGTTTGTAGTACCCCTTCATAATTGTTGATGTATTCGACAGCGTTGGATCGGTCGGGGATTCTCCCGTTCCAAATACTGTCAACCGTTGTGGCACAGTCGACCTTCTCAGATAGCTAGGGACTGAATCCCTCTTAGCAACCGTTTTCTCCAGTTCAACGACTGATCCGTTACGGGTGTCGGTGTACTGGTAGATCGGCATTAGCTGTAGCTTTCCTCGTCAGCTTCCTCTGCCAACTTACGCATTTTATCCTCTTCGGACATCTCTGGCTCTTCATCTACTTCAGCCATCGGCTCTGCTTCCGCCATCGCATCATTGATGCGGACGAAGACAGTATCGCCGTCAACCTTTTCGACTGTGCCAGTGAGTTCCACCGAGTCACCCGCCTCTGGAGGGGTCATCTCGCCTTCGCCACCATCCATCTCAAGCATGGACATGGGCAAGCGAACAAGACCTTCCTTGGGCATAGATTTCTCGCTGGAAGAGGCTGGGGAGGTTTTACCCTCCCCAGCTTTCCGAGGACCCATACCGATTACTAGCATGGCTCCCATATAGATAACTTAGGCGAAGTTAGACTTCGACCAGACAACGCGATAGAACGCAGGGTTCAATTGCTTCGCAGTATAGAAGGTTTTGAACGATGCGATGGTGCGCTGACCGTAGATGTCCGACTTGTCAGGAGCATCGAGGATTGTGACCTTAGGCGCGTAAGGCGAGCCAGTGGCCGCAACCGCTGTCATGTGAGGCACGCCGAAGGCTTGCCCACCGAGTACGATGCTGGCGTAGTTGGAGCCGGTTGCTTCGGTATTTACACCGTAAGCAGCAGTTCCAGCCGTTAAGTTGTTGGTGGTTTCGATTACGCTCACGCCAAACAGACGACCGACTTCACCTTTGTAGATGGCATCGGGGGTGCTGTAGGAGGAAACGCGAAGGAAGTCATCGTCGTTCATCAAGTCACGGGTGACCTGAGGAGGAGCAACGAGGACGTAACCATCTTTGATCTTAGGAGCGCGGTTGACCTTGAGGGCAGTCGCGGCATCCAGAAGATCCAAAGCAGTCATCGCGGCGTTAGCCGTGGATGCCGCTTGGAAGTTGGTTCCGTTGGTTCCGTTCTGTGCGAAGCGGGAATAAGCCGCCGCAGAGACAGTCGTACCAGCAGTCGTGGAGGCAGTCGTGTTCAACACCAACGCGCGGTGCGAGAGGGTGTCGGCATGGAGAGCTGCATCTTCACCGAGTTGCTTAGTAGCCTGGGCCAAGTGATTGAATAGCTCGGTGGCCAGCAATACGTCGGTGAGGACGATGCTAGATCCGAACTGTTCCAACGTGGCTTCGACCGTGGAGAGGGTGAGCTGACGCTCGCCCGTACCAGCAGTAGGACTCGTGCCTTCCGACAGCGAGATGATTGAAGCAATGCTGGGGTTGTCGAATCGGAAGAAACGGACGGTCTTGTTGCCGCCAGTTTTCGTCGGATACGGAACCTTTTGGGCAAACTGCTCCATCTGGAGCAAGGGGATTTGCCTCTCTAAGAGTGACTTTGAGAAGAAGGCCTGAAACTGTGAAGAGACAGAGCCTGTAGTAACATTAGCCATTTTATTTTTCCTGTACCACTAACCTGTCAAACTCCCATCCTGTCTGCTTCCGCTGCCATTCGTAACAACTCCTTTTCCTGTTCATTGCTGGACAGTTCGTGAAACTGTTTCTGTCGGGCGGGTGCAGAAGGCTGACCGCTTGCCGGTGTCGTGGCCTTTCTAAGTTGAGCCAATTCTGACTCATACTTTGCAACCTTCTTTTCCAAATCGGAGGCGGACTCCGCTTTAAGCCTAATTTTGGCGATACCCACCGCATCCTTAATCCCCGCTGGGTAGTTACGCAGGATGGCGTGGTTCTGTAGCATCTCCGATACCGCCTTGTAAAGTTTGGTGGAAGAGTCTTTGAGATCGGGGTTAGCCTCGACCTCTTCGTAAAGGTTCTTGTCCCAAGCGGACTTTAGCTCGCCTTTGACATTCTCCTCTTGCTCTTTCCTGTACTCAACCTCAATCTCGCTGGCTTTGTTTTCAGCGAGTTTTGCAAGATCATCGCGGCCTTCATCACGGTAGCTCTTTGCTGCTTCCCGATAATCTTCCGCGCTAAACTTGCGAGTTGAAGTTTGTTTCTCCTGCGCAGCAGCTTTTCCAACCGAGGCCTGGGCGGCTTCCCGCTCGGCCTGCAACTTGGCTTTCTCTGCTCGCAGTGTTTCCCATTCCTTTTCAAGACGCGACTTTGCTTTCTCATATCGTGTTGGCTTCTTTTCGGAAGCCGACTCCGACTTGGATTCATCAGATTGCGTTGTTAAAGAACTTTTGGTTGATACGGTTTCAGTCTTAGGGACCTCATCCGTCACCACATCATTCGATGTGGATTTAGTTTCGGTGGTTTCGGGAGTCGCGGGTGTCTCCAAGGTATCGCCGCTGGCCGTCTCCTTAGTTTCTGTTACCGCTTCAACTTGGGACAGGGTGGGCGCGAGTTCCGTGCCTTCATCTGCCGCCTTCGCTAAAGCCAATACATCTGCTTCGGATAGGTTAGTCAATTCCGCCATTTTGACCCTTTCTTACTCTTGTCGGTAGGGAGTCATTCTACCTAAAGGTTATTCGGCTACTGGTTCATCCGATCCGTCCCCGTAGCCTGGGATGGCGGAGTTGAGTTTTTGGGATGCGAGCGATTCTAAGGTCGCAACACATGCCCTATATCCATTAGCACGCCCACACGCCTCCGCAAGTTCTTCTTGCTTTTTCATTACTGCGGATGCGTTTTGGCGTAAGGTAAGGTTCAAAAGTATAAGACTAAGCTTCTTCCCAGTAGGTGTGGACAGAAAGTTTGTCCACGCCTTCTCGTCTTCGCTGTTCCACACAGGCTCGTTAACCCACTCTTGTTGGCGGATAAAAAACTTAAATGCTCTCAATAGTTTTATCATAAATCATTTACAGTGAAAATATCTTTCCGCTTTCCCTGTTATGCTTTGATAGATTCCAAATATATGGAACCCATTGCAGATTGTTTTGATGATGAGAACCGCCTAGTGAAAGTGGGACAATATGATCTACGTGAAATTTTATTCCTAAGCACCTCCCAACCCTTCGGGCTGCCTCATAAAAAGTATGTATTACATTGCTTTTGCCACACAATACTTTTGAGTTTCTCTTGATTGCTTGGTATTTTCTGACACGCGCAAGCTTCCTAGCATAATTATTTTTTGTCCACTCCATTACATTTTTTCTGTTTTGTATTGGATCAACATTCTTTCTTTGCCAAGCTAATTTTTTCTGGTTGCGTATTGCCAGTTTTTCTGGTGTTAGCCATATTTCATTGTTGAATGAGTATGACCAGAATATCATTCCGTCTTCTCTTGTGTCGCCTCTGCGTAGTTTTCTCATGGTAGGTCTTTAGCGGCAAACAGCACGTTATAGACAAATTCTTTATTGGGAAGTGGTTTGCCAACTAAGGATTCTGGTTCTTCTTTTTCTAGTAGATAAGTAATATAACCAAGACTTTCCATGTACTTGCGCAAGGCTTGTCCGGAGCTACCCATCTGATTTAAGCCAAATTCATGAATCTCAGCCACAACAAACGGCTGGTGTGTCTTTAAGATTTGTTCCATCCCGCGCAGGGCTAGCTCCTCTGCTCCCTCCACATCCGCCTTAACCAGCTTTAATTTTGACAGATCCCTGCCAGCAAGCTCTACATCCAAGGATGCCATATAGGTAGCTATCCTAACTGGATTCTCGCGGCTTTTAACATTGTTACCAAACTTACCGCAATCCCACAGCGAATGACCGCCATCACAATCTTGGTTTTGATTGAACACTACCATCTTGGATTGATCACCAACTGCCCAGCAGTGAGGTGTAATGTTGCGCAAATTGTTAACTTGGATGTGTTGTAACAAGTGCAGATAATTTTTAGGCTCTGGCTCGAAAGTGTAGACCCTGCCAGACACGCCAACCAGTGCCGAGGATACTATGGAAAAGAATCCGACATGACCGCCAATGTCGATGAAGGTGTCGCCTTCTTTGAGCAGACGCTTAAATAGTAAGAATGTTTCTGGCTCGTATACGCTTTCTTTTGCAAAATACTTGAGCATTAGTTCTTGGCCGAATTGTTCATCGTCCAAGAATAACTTTACCCGCTCTTGCGGGGTTACATTAAATTCTACGTTCTTAATCAAGCAGGCATCGGCGCGGCCTGTTGCATCGGCTGACCCTCAGTAGGTGTTGCCCCTACCGCTTGCCCTTGTTGGCGAGTGTCTGCCTTGGCCGCATCACGAAGCTGTTTCTGGATAGCGCGGGATGTGTTGGGATCGATCTGTTCCAACGCCTGCAAATGCTGTTGTAAGTGCGCCATTAGAACTTGCATTGCACTCTGGTCGACCGGCTGCTGGCGGAGTTGAGCCGCTTGGTTAAATGCGAAGAGAACAGATATATGCGCTTTGTGATCGTCGCTAGGCTTGATTGCGACTGGGAATCCAGTGGCGAGCATCGTTGCAATCTCAGTCGCTTGATCTTCAGCTTGGTCTCCAGAAGCGGCTTGCGGATCTTGGAAGAGTCTGCGGACCAGCGAGGGATCGTCTTGTTCAAGCACCGACTTTACCAACTCGCCTTGGTTGATGTAAACATTATTTTGGAACATCTGCATCCGCGCTACTGACTTCTGCAAGGCAAACTGGCGGTTGATAAAGTCCAGCCCGCCCTTTGGCTCAATCGAATACTCGGCGTGGATGCCGTCTGGAACCATCTGACCAGTCTCTTCAGCGTACCTAAACAGCAAGTCCTCTTTGGCGTACTGCACATAAAGCGACCAGCACTGCCTAAAGAGGTGCGACAGGCTCATCCTAAAGATGCGGTTACGTAGATCGCCCGAAGCAGCGGCTTGGGCTTGGATAGCGGCAACCTCAGTCGCAGTCTTGCGATCCGAGATTTGGTACTGCGAGCTAGCACCCATATCAAACTGACCCATGCGCTGTTCAGCCGACATCTTCTCCTCCATCATCAAACGCTGGAAGTCGAAGGGTGGTTGGCTAAATTGTACGGGCTTTAAGCCTTGGGGCAGGATCTGCCCAGGTTGCATCTTTAGATTTGCCGTGTTGAGCGAGATCGGATTCTGTGCTTCAAAGACGGGTCGGTTGGCCAGTTCAACGTAGTCGCTCAATGAGTTCTTGAGTTTGTTGAGCAGGTTCTCACCAGGGAGGAGGATTTCTGCGACTCCTCTGGGACTGTACCAACCGCCCCCTGTCAACTCATAGGGGAAATCGACAAAAGGTGGTTCGCCGTGTTCGTAAGGTAAGGTGAAAGGTTTTCTAACATCCGTCTCCACGTCCAGCGGGCTGTAGGTTTCAACCTTCCAGCCGTCCTTGGACGGGGTGTAAAGTTCCCACAAGATGATAGTATCATTGCCCGACTCCTGCGTAATCCCCTCCCGCCTGTAAATCTCATCTTGAATCTCGCTGCGTAGCCCAACCGATTCGTTGACCTTGCCGCTGATGCGTTTGACAAATTCCTTGTCCTGCTTGTAAAGCGGGTTGGTCTTGTAGCTGTCGACTGAAATAGAAATGATGTGAACGATGAAATCTGCATCTGCCAAGTTCTTGCAGTAAGCCGGTACGACCACGTGGAACGGGTCAATTGCCTCAAAGGCAATCTGCTTCTTGTCCTCGTTCCAGACTACCTTGGCTAACCCGCGCCCGTAGAGAAGCAAGTTGTCGATGACCGAAACAATCTCTTTCTGGAAGTTAGACTGCTCGCGCATCTTGTAATCAAACCAACGCTCGGCAGATACGGTAATCGGGGTTAACTGCTGGCGCATCGGGACGAAGCTGGAAAGGATGTCATTGCCAATTGCGCTGTTGACGAAGCTAGGTTTTAACTTCTCAATCGCGCCGTCAATTAGCTGGACGTGAAGGTCAGCGGCGGTAGGCCAAGGTTTAGTCTTGCGCCTAACCCCAAAGTATCTGGCTTGGTAAAACAACCGCTGGCGGTTCTCCCAAGTCTCGCGCTGGTTTAAGCTATCAATGATGCGGTCGTGATATTCAGTGCGGCGGGTGTATTTATCGCTCATTTGTTACGCTCCCTACTCAATTCAAATGACAGATCGTTGACGTAATGTAAAGCACGCTTTGCCCAAGCGCGTACTTTTGGATCAGCAGTACGGACAGCAGAATAGTTTTCATCTCGCATTAAAGCCTCAACTGCTCCCGTTGTGTTTGTTACTGGGGTCGTTGTTGCGCAACCACCAAGACTCGTTACGCAGATCGCCGTCAATAGCATCACGGTTCTTGCGCCAATCGCCTTCAAGGTTCTGGGTGCGCTTGTCTTTCCAACCTGGGATGATGCGAAACACGGCTGCGATGATCTCAAGGATTGCACGCAGCACAAAAGATTATTTGATATTTAGCCCGATTGTCTTTAGGAAAGACACAATCTTTTCCAAGAAAGAATCGTCAGCGGGGGTGGGGGTAAGTTTAACAATGATGCGTGCGGCCAAGACAACGCCACCAACAGCGGCGACAATCTCTTGCCAGTTTGCGGTAATCCAGTTCCATATATTCATAGTGTTTATCCTCCTGCGTCAAAGCCAGCCATAACGGGGTCACTCGCCTCCGACATGATCTGACTTAACATCCGCCAAGTTGGACGCTCGGTGGGGAAAGTCAAGTCAAGGTTAACATTGCCACCACTTAAACACAAAGCAAGAGCATCGGCTCGGTCGGGTGAGGCTAGTCCCCTCGACCGCAT